CTCACCCGTTCTCTCTCTCCCCGTGGTCATCGGAGCGCGCCGAGTGGCGAAGAGTGCATATAACGGTGCCGGGTACCGCCGGATCGCTGCAAGGTTGCGCGGGCAACCGTGCTGGCGGTGCGGGGCCCCTTCTGACACGGTTGGTCATGTCCCGGCGTTGTGCACGATGCCTCCTGGGCAGTGGTCCGGTGAGTTGCGTCCGGAGTGCGGGCCGTGCAACTTCCGGGATGGGCAGCGCCTGTCGCGGCGGCGTGCTGGTGGTGGCAGATCGAGGGTGTGGTGAAGGCCGAGGTTGTGGAGCTGATTGGCCGGGTGCGGGCCGTGTCGAAGCAGCTCGGACACGCGTTCGAAGCGCGGGCGGCGTTGGCTGTTGCTGTGGCCGGGGCGTTGGACGACGGCGAGGGGTTCTGCGAGGAGTGCGGTCGGAAGGGTCCGGACGCGAAGAGCGTGCCGGCGTTGTCGAAGGAACTGGATCGGTTGCTATCGGAGTTGGCTGATGGCGTCCACCGTGACGAAGACGAGAGCCCGTTCCGGTCTGATCTTGCCGCGGTTCGGCACCCCACGGGATCTGTCGAGGGTGTCGCTCGGGGCCGGGGTCGCCGAGATAGCGAACCAGTTGGGGATGCCGTTGATGCCGTGGCAGCGGCACGTGGTCGACGTGGCGCTCGAGGTCGACCCGAAGAACGGGCAGTTGTGGTACCGGCAGGTCGTGCTCGCAGTTCCCCGCCAGAACGGGAAGACGTCCCTGGGGATGGCGGTGAAGACGCACCGGTGCACAAGGTTCGGCGCCGCACAAAACGTGCTGTACCTGGCCCAGACCCGTGACGAGTCCCGCCAGAAGTTCGTTGAGGAGCACGAACCGATCCTGGCCGGCGTCGAGATGTTCGCGAAGTCGTACACGCGCCGGCTCAGTAACGGGTCGGAACACATTCGGTGGCTGAACGGGTCGCGTTGGGGGATTGTTGCCCCGAACCGGAAGGCGGGGCACGGGAAGACGGTGGATCTGGCCGAGTTGGATGAGGCGTTCTCGCACGCTGACAACCGGGTTGAGCAGGCGTTGCGGCCGTCGATGATCACGAGGTCGTCACGGCAGTTGTGGGTGGTGTCCACGGCGGGTGATGCGGAGTCGTTCTACTGGTGGGGGAAGGTATCGGCGGGTCGGGCGGCGTGTGAGAAGGGCCGGCACGGGCGCACAGCGTTCTTCGAGTGGTCAGCGCCGGATGATGCGGACCCGGCTGATGAGGCGGTTTGGCGGGCGACGATCCCGGCGCTGGGCCACACGATCACGGTGCAGTCGATCCGTGAGGAATGGGAGAACGCGCTGCGTGACGGCCCGGAGGCCGTGAACCTGTTTCGGCGGGCGTTCCTGAATCAGTGGCCTGAGGTCCCGCAGATGAACACCGACCCGGTGAAGTTGTGGCAGGTGATCAGCGAGGCGGCGTGGCATGCGGTGTCCGCCCCGGAAGCGGTCCCTGACCGGTCGGTACCGTTGTGTTTCGGGGTGGACGTCACCCCGGACCGTGGGTGGTCATCGATCGGGGTTGCTGGCCGTTCGGCCGGCGGCGCCGAGTACGTGGAAAGCGTTGATCACCGGCCCGGGACCGGGTGGCTGGTCGACCGGGTCACGGACCTGGACGGCCGATACCAGCCGGTGTGGTGGGCATTGGATCCGGCCGGCCCGGCTGGTGCGTTCGCTGATGACATCCGCGCGGTTGTGGGAGACCGGTTGCTCGTCGCGACCGCCCGAGATCATGCCCAGGCTGCCGGCGGGTTCCACGCTGCGGTCACGAACCGGGTCTTGGTGCACCGGGGCGTCGAAGAGCTGGACGCGGCGGTGGCTGCGGCGGTGTCGCGGCCGTTGGGTGAGGCGTGGGGGTGGGCGAGGTCCGGGCCGTCGCCGGTGTCGCCTCTGGTTGCGGTGACGTTGGCCCGGTGGGCGTCGAAACGCCCCGGGAAGAAACGGGCGGCGGTGTTCGCCTACTGAACGTGGAAGGTGGTGCCCTGTGGCGAAGCTGTCGAAGAAGGTTCGGGATGCTGTGTCTGCGGGGCGTGCTCGGTTGCGGCGCGGGCTGGTCACATCGGTCCTTGACGTTGTTGGTTGCGGGCTGATCGTGCGTGGCGTCGAGGAGTGGTCGCGCCCTGCCGCCTGGGTCGTGGCCGGGGTGTCGGTCCTCGCGGTGTCGGTCAGGCAGGCGCCGTGAGTCTGTTCGTCCGTCCCCGTAGTGGTGAGAAGCGTTCGGACCCGTTCGCCGGGCAGTCGCTCATCCCTGAACGGGCCGGGTCGGCCCCGTCCGGTGAGCCACGCTCCACGGTGCAAGCGATGCAGCACACGACCGTGTGGGCGTGCGTGAACCTGATCGCTGACCTGGTGTCGATGCTCCCAGTCGACGAGTACTTGTCCGACGGCGGCACGGGGCCGGCGGTCCCGGTTGCCCCGTCCGAACTCACGCTCGCACCCTCGGCGCTGGTCGATGCGCCGGTGTGGCTCGCCCAGTTGCTCGTCAGTGACTTGCTCGTCGGTAACGCGTACGGGCTCATCACCGAGGTGACACGGCGCGGGTGGCCGTCGAAGGTCGAGTGGTTGGATCCGGGCACGGTCACCCCCCGCATCCAGGGTGGTGAGCTGCTGTTCAACACGCAATGGGGCCTGCTGCGCCCGAAGGTCGACATTGTCCACGTCCCCGCGTACGTGCTGCCCGGCACCCCGCTCGGCATGTCACCGATCGGGCATTTCCGGCGCAGCATCGGGATCGGGTTGTCTGCTGAGGATTTCGGGGCGCGCTGGTACACCGAGGGTGGCCACCCCTCGGCGATCGTGTCATCCGACGAGGAACTGTCCCCAGACCAGGCGACAGCAGTGAAGAAATCGATCCGGAACACGATCTCGGGGACCCGTGAGGTCGCCGTGCTCGGTGGTGGCCTGAAGTACCAGGCGATCCAGATCCCGCCAGGCGAATCGCTGTTCCTGGAAGCAATCGGCGCGAACTCGGCCACGATCAGCGGCCAGATCTACAGGGTCGCACCGGAAATGTTCGGGATCACACAGAAAGGTGCGGCGCTCACCTACGCCAACAGGGAGCAGCGCACCCTCGATTTCCTCATGGTCTGTCTCGGACCGTGGATCCGGCGTGCGGAACGCGCCATCAGCCAGTTGCTGCCCCGTGGCCGGTTCGTGAAGCTCAACACCGGCGCATTGCTCGCCACCGACCTCGAAACCCGGTACAAGGCGCACGCCACCGGTATCGCGACCGGGTTCCTGTCCGTCAACGAAGCCCGCGCTTGGGAGAACCTGCCCGGCATCGGCCCAGACGGCGACAAGTACCGGCCGGTTGACCTCGCCACCATGCCCGCCGGCACCCCGGCGAAGTAACCCCCTGATCGGAGGGCCCAGATGCCTGTTGCCACAGAGGCGCCGCAACGCGCCCGCCTGCTACGCCAACTCGACCACCGCGACCACCGCAAACAGCGGTCCTTCGCTGCGCACGGGCTGCGACTCACCCGGGCCGCCGGGACCGACGGGGCCCCGGACACCCTCCAGTTCGAAGGGTACGCGTCGGTCACGTCGGTCCCGTACGACATCTACGGTGGCCCGGCCGATGGCGGCTGGGATGAGACGATTGTCCGGGGTGCGTTCGCGAAGACGCTCACGTCCCGCGCCGATTGCGTGTTCCTCCTGAACCACCGGGGCATGACCCTGGCCCGCACGAAGTCCGGGACGCTGCAACTCGCCGAAGACGACCACGGGCTCGGTGTCCGCGCCCAACTCGACCCGCGCATGTCCGACGTCGCTGACCTGGCCGTCGGCATGGAACGCGGCGACCTCGACGAAATGAGCTTCGCGTTCTGGGTCGTGAACGACCGGTGGACGAACGCCAAAGGCGAAGAGCGGCCGTGGTGGGACCCGGAAGCCGTGCACCGTGAAGTGCTCGAGGTCGACATCGACCACGGTGACGTGTCGCTCGTCAACTTCGGAGCGAACCCGCACACCAGTGCGGCGTTACGGGCCGCTGCCGCCGACGCCGATCTCCGGTCACGGACGCAACGGGACCTGATCCTCATCGCGCTCGGCGACATCGAGCTCGATGGCACGGTCCTCACTGACTCCTCAGTTGACCAGTCAACTGAGAACGAAACCGAGACGGAAACCGAGACCTGTCCGGACCCGGCGGCGCACATGCGTCGCCTCACCATCGCGCAAACGCTATTCGCGTGACGCGCCCCGTCAACAGCAAGGAGCAACACCATGTCGATGCTTGACACGTTGCGGGCCGATCGTGAGGCCCGCGTCACCGAAGGCAAGGCCCTCGTAAAGGCCGCAGAGGCCCGCAAGGAAGGGATGACCGAAGCCGAGTTCGACCGGATCCGGGTCCTGAACGAGGAGCGTTCCTCGATCGAGGCGCGCATCGCGGACCTTGAGCAGGTTGTCGCCGAATCCGCGAACGCGGTGGCGCGTACCGGGGTTACGGACTCGTCGGTGCGGATCAACCGGGAACCGCGGGTGTACTCGCCGCACTCCGAGCACTCGTTCTTCGTCGACGCGTACCAGGGTGTGATGGGCGGCAGCATCCAGGCGCGTCAGCGTCTTGAGCGGCACATGACCGAGATGAGCGTCGAACGGGAACTTCGGGCCCGTGAGGCGCAGGAACTGCGCTCCACGACCACGTCGTCCTTCGCTGGTCTCGTGGTGCCGCAGTACCTGGTCGATCAGGCCGCGCTCGCGCTCCGCAACGGGCGGCCGGTCGCGAACCTGTGCGCCCGCCTCCCGCTCCCGGACCAGGGCATGACGCTCACCGTGCCGCGTGGCACGACCGGCGCCGCCACCGCCATCCAGGCCACGGAAAACACGTCGGTGCAGTCCACCGATGAGGTGTGGGCGAACGTGTCGATCCCGGTCGTCACGATTGCCGGCCAGCAGGATGTGTCCCGCCAGTCGTTGGAGCGTGGCGCGCCCGGCCTCGACCAACTGGTGTGGTCCGACCTCGCCGGAGCGTACGCCGCGAACCTCGACACGCAGGTGCTCACCGGGTCCGGTGCCGGTGGTCAGATGCTCGGCGTGCAGAACACCGCGTCGATCTTCGCTGCGACCGCGTTCGGTGCCGCCCCCACGGCGGTGAACTTCGCTTCGAAGATCGCCGGTCAGATCGCGTCGATCGCCGGTGCCGGCACCGTCATCCAACCCCGGGTCGTGATCATGCACCCCCGCCGGTGGGGTTGGCTGCAGTCGCTCGCGGACTCGTCGAACCGTCCGCTCGCCGTCGCGTTGCCGCTCGGCCCGTACAACTCGGCGGCGCTTGTCACCGCCCCCGGCGTGTACTCCGGTGACGGGGCCCCGACCGACCAGGCCCGGCCCCAGTTCGTCGGGATGCTCGCGAACGGGCTCCCGGTGTGCACCGACGCGAACGTCCCGACCAGCGTCGGTACGAACGTCGAGGACCTGGTGTTCGTCGTCGACAACGCACAGCTCCTGCTGTGGGAAGACGGTGACGGGTCCCCCCGGATGCTCCGTTTCGAGCAGACGCTCGGCAACCAGCTCACCGTGAAGCTCGTCGCGTACGGGTACGCCGGGTTCACCGCCGGCCGGTACCCGCAAGCGGTCGGCAAGATCGGCGGCCTCGACACCGTCGCGACGCAGGGTCTCGTCGCCCCCACGTTCTAAGGCGCAGGGGGCCCAGGTTCGGGGTGTGGGTGCGGTCTCGGTCGCCGCGCTCGCACCCCGTTCACAACCACCACAGGACCGGACCGATAGGAGCAAACGATGGGTCAGATGTTGCAAGGCGACGAGTACCTCGACGCCAACTACCGCACGAAGATCGCCGACGAAGGCCGCGGGCCCGTGCTCGCATGGGCGCAGGCGGGCGGGCACACCGCGATCGCGGCGTGGATCGAAGCCGAATACCCCGGCGACGGTGGCCAGGACGACGACACAGCCACGGACGACCGGGCCGGCCGTGGGCGGCGGGGGAAGCAGAACACCGCGGCCGCACCCGCCCCGGAAACGACCGCACCGGGCGGCTGGTGACCTGACGTGCTGACCCGTGGAGTCGTCAACCAGGCGCTCACCGCGTCCGTGCAATGGGGCGACTTCGCGGCGGCCGACCCGTCCCCGGCCACATCCACGGTGACCGTCACGAAAGCCGGCGGCACCGTTCTCGTGACGGACGCCGCAACCACACGCACCGGTCCCGGTGCGTTCCAGTGGCCGGCGACCGGCACATCGCAGGTCCTCACCACCCCGGACCTGCTCTCGCTGGTCTGGAAAGCGACGTTCTCAAGCGTGGTGACCTTGCAGGCCGCCCAGCTCGAGGTAGCCGGGGGCGTGTTCTTCTCGCTCCTCGAACTGAAGAACTCCGATCCGGCGCTCGCCTCGTTCAGCCAGACGCAACTGGACGCCGCCCGGGTGCGTGCGGAGTCCGACGTTGAGCAGGTCCTCGGGTTCGCTGGGGTGCCACGGGTCGCTGTTGAGCGGATCGTCGCCGACCAGCACGGGGTGATTCGCACCAGCTGGTGGAACATGCGCGCTGTGCGGTCGTTCACGGTGAACGGCACCACGATCGACGTGTCGACACTCACGATCGACGACCCGGTCATCACCGGCTCATGGCGTGCCGGGGATGTGATCACGGTCGTCTACGAACACGGCCTCGACGCGCCCCCCAGGGACCTGGCTGAGGCGACGATGGGCCTCGCGAGGGTGAGAGCGCAGGCGTACAACTCGTCGGTCCCGGACCGGGCGGAACGGTTCGTGTCGGAGAACGGGCGGACGTTCGTGTTGTCGTCCCCGTCAGCGGGGAAGGTTGGGATCCCCGAAGTCGACTCCGTTCTCGGCCGGTACAAAATCCCGGTGATCGTCTGATGGCGAAGATGACCCGCAACCTGGTCCGGGCCGCGCTCACCACCCGGTGGACAGCACTCCTCACGGCCGGGTACGCGACAGGGGCACCGGCCCCGCAGGTCACCCGCCACGCAACAGACAAATGGATTGGTCGCGAACGCGTCGTGGTTGACGCCAGCGACGGCCCGCTGTCGATCGCCACGCAACGCGCCGGGATCAAAACCCTTCAGGACGAATACGAGCTCACGGTGTTCGTCGCCGTAGCGGTCCCCGGATGGTCCCCGGACCAGATTGAGGACCGGTGCACGGTGCTCGTCGAAACGCTGATCACGGACCTGGCAACGTCCCCGGCGTTAGACGGGGCCGTCACGGGGTTGGCGTGGTGCCGGCCGGGGCAAACCCGCATGTACTCCGAGCTCGTCGACATCGCCGGGGCGCCGACAGTCGCGTACGTCGCGGAGGTCACGCTCGAGGTCATGGTTCGTGGCTGACGAAAGTATCCGGGTCCAAGGGCTCGCGGATCTGCGACGCGAACTCAAAGCCCTGAACCTGACCGAAGACCTCAAGGACGCGAACAACCGGGTCGCCCAGTTGGTCGCTGACGAGGCCGAGAAGAAGGCTCGGGCCCTCGGCCGGATGGAAGCGAAAGCCGCCGAGTCGTTGAAAGCGAACCGGGCCCAGTCGAAAGCGACCGTGAGTATCGGTGGCGCCCGGTACCCGTTCGCGTTGGGTGCCGAGTTCGGGTCGTTCCGGTTCAAACAGTTCCGGTCGTGGACTGGCAGCAACGAGGGTTCCGGGTACTGGTTGTGGCCGGCGATCCGCGAAACCCGTGAACGGGTCATCGAAATGTACGGCGACGAAATCGAGAAGTTGACCGCGAAAGCGTTCCCCGACTGAACAGGAACCCACAACATGGCTGACACGAAATCCATCATCTACGTCGGCGGCTCCGATGCGGTTGACATCGCGGTGAACGGTGCCGCCGTCACCTGTGTCAACGGGGAACCGGTCGAGTTGCCCACCGAGATCGCCGAGTCGCTCCTCGAGCAAGACATCTGGCAGCCAGCCCCGGCCGCCCCCAAGCCCGGCCGAACCCCCACCCCGCCCCCCGCACCCACCACCCCTGAGGAGGTCCCGCAGTGACCGTTCTTGACGCCCAACTCGGGTTCATTCCCGAAGTCACCGTTGGCACCCCGCTCACAGTCACGAAGTTCCTCGAGTTCAGCTCGGAGTCGCTGCGCCCGAACTACCAGCTCCTCGCGTCGAACAACCGGCGACCCGGGCAGCCCGCCGTGCGTTCCGACCGCACAGCGCGGGGCGGCATGATCGGCATGACCGGCGACATCGCGATGCAACCCCTGTCGAAGGGGTTCGGGGCTGTCCTCAAGCAGGCGGCCGGCACGATCGCGACGACAGGCCCCGCGGAGACCACGGTGTACACCCACACCGCGTCGGTGACCGCGGGGAACCTGACCGGTGTCGGCGCAACAATCCAGGTTGGCCGGCCATCGACGGATGGCACGGTGCGGGCCTTCACGTACGCCGGCTGCAAGACCGGGGGCCTGTCACTCGCGACGTCTCTCGACGGGATCCTCGAGTGTGTGTGGTCGATCGCCCACGCCATGTCGGAAGCGACCGCCACCGCGCTCGCCACGGCCAGCTACCCGTCCGAGGCCGAGATCTTCACGTACGTCGGTGGCGCGCTGACGCTCGACGCCGTCGCAGTACCGATCACGCAGTGCTCGGTGAACCTGCGGAACAGCTTCAAGCTGCGCCGCATGCTCGGCAACGGTGCCGGCCTCGAACCACTCGAGAACGACAACCGGGAAGTGTCCGCGTCGTTCACGGCCGAGTTCACCGACATGACCCTCCTCGGGAAGGTCCGTGCCGCAACCGCGGCCGCCGGCCAGGGTGCGGTCGTCATGACGTGGCAGGGGCCGTCGATCCTCACCGGCGCCACGACCCTCAAAGCCCAGATCCAGGTCACGATCCCGGTCCTCGAGTTCACCGGTGACTATCCGGCCGTCGCCGGCCCCGATCTGATCATGCTGCCGTTGTCCGGTGTCGGCCGGGTCAACACCTCCGGCACGCTGATCACGATCGCTTACCAGACGCTCGACACGACCCCGTGATGAGCGAAGACCGGGCCATCCGGATCCGGGTGAACGACGACGTGCACGTCGTCCGCCCGGACGACATCACCCGCAGCATCGGCCTCGAATGCCTGCAGGACTGCGGGCTCTCCCACGAGCAAGCGATCGCCGGTGTGTTCCTCCAACCCGGCAAGACCGCCCTGTCCGCGTTCATCTGGTTGGCACGCCGCCAAGCAGGGGCCCCACGGATCATCCGTGAAGGGCGAGTCACCAGGCGTCTCATCGACGACGTGTGGGATGCGCTCAAGCCGTACGACGACGACATCGACCTCTTCGTCGAGGACGACGCGGAGGTTGTTCCCGACCCGGGGACCTGAGGCGGGCGTACCGGGCTCTGCTCCCGGAACTGTCCCGCCGCTACAACCTGCGCCCGATCGATCTCGACGACATCACCCCAGCGGAGATGGCCGTCTACGCCGCCGACATCCGTGCCGCCCGCAAACGAGAAGCGGACCGTGTCGCCGAACTCCGCCAGGTCGCCAGCGAGGGCCGCCTGACCGTCATGCATGACCCGTGGACCCCCGAAACGAGGTGACCCGATGGCCGGAACCCGCAAACTCACCGTCGAGATCCTCGGCGACGCCCGCGGTGTGTCCGGGGCCCTCGCCCAGGTCGAGGAGAAGACCGGGCGCATGCACGGCGCGTTCTCCGCGTTGTCCGTGGCCGGCGGGCAAGCGTTCGCAGGCCTCGGCCAGAAGGCGCTCGAGTTCGGTGGTGCGTCGATCAAAGCCGCGTCCGACCTGGCCGAGACCGAATCGAAGGTCAAGGTCATCTTCGGCACCATGGCCGAGGCGTCGGCGGTATCGACCGAACAGGTCATGGCCGACAAGACCGCGCTCGAGAAGGCCGAGAAGTCGTACGCCGAGGCCACGGAAGCGGCCGCATCGAAGACCGGCAAGGCCCGTGACACCGCGGTGGCCAAAGCCGAGGAATGGCGGCAGAAGGTCACCGCCGCCCAGAACAAGGTCGCCGAGAACGACCGGCTGAACGCCGAGGCGCACGAGAAGTTCATGAAGTCCGGCGCCAAGCTGTCCGACGAGTTCGCGAAGGAAATCGAGAAGTTCGCTTCGAAGGCCGCGAAGAACTACGGGCAGTCCAAGCAACAGGCGATGGACGCCGCGGCATCGTTCGCGACGTTCGGCAAAGCCGCCGGCCTCAACGGCAAAGAGCTCGTCGACTTCTCCACGAAACTCACCGGGCTGAGCAGCGACATGGCGTCGTTCAGCAACACCACCCCCGACGAGGCCATCGAGGCCATCGGCGCCGCGCTGCGCGGTGAGTCCGAACCGATCCGCAAGTACGGGGTGCTCCTCAACGACGCGTCGATCAAGGCCAAGGCGATGGAGATGGGCCTCTACAAGGGCACCGGTGCCCTCGACGCCCAGGCCAAGACGATGGCCACCTACCAGCTGATCCTCGACAAGACGAAGGACGCCCAAGGGGACTTCGGGCGCACCTCTGACGGTCTCGCCAACAAGCAGCGGATCATGGCCGCCCAGATGGACAACCTGAAGGTGTCCCTCGGCGAGAAGCTCCTCCCCGTGCAGCTCGCGGTGACGAGCGGGCTCCTCAAGATGATCGACGTCGTCTCGTCGCTCGGGCCCGTCATCGGCAAGGTCATCTCGGTCGTCGAGGAATGGGGCGGCAAACTCAAGGCGGCGGTGATGCCCGTCGTCGACGAGATCGTCGCCCAGTGGAAAGACAAATGGGACGAGATCCAGGCCGTAGCAGGCGTCGCCTGGGATGGGATCGTGGCCGTCGTCACCGGCTACATCACGATCCTGAAAGGCGAAATCCGAGCCGGCCTCGACCTGGTCCGCGGCATCTTCAAGGTCGTCATGGACCTCGTGCACGGCGACTGGTCCGCGGCGTGGGACGCCGTGAAGGAAACCGGCCGCAAACTCTGGGGCGACATCCGCGACATCGGCCGCGAACTCTGGGACTCGGCACCCGACTCCATCAAGAACGTCATCACCGGTGTGCTCGGCACCGTCAAGGACTGGATCGGCAACATCACGGGCGACGTCACCGGCGCCTGGTCGACGCTGTGGGACAGCCTGAAGAAGGCGTTCGGTGACGATGGCCCCTGGGGCGTGGTCCGCGGCGTCGCGGTCGAAGGACTCGCCACCGTCAAGCGGTGGGTATCGGGCATCGGTACCGAGCTCGGCGACGCATGGTCAGGGATCTGGGACGCGCTGAGCAATGTGTTCTCCGGTGCATGGAACACCATCACCGAGACCGTGACCGGCGCGTTCGACTGGGTCAAAATCTGGGTGTCGAACATCGGCGGCAGTGTGGCCGCGGCGTGGCGCGACACCGTGTGGAACCCGCTCTCAGCCACGTTCACGACCGCATGGGCGATCGTCAAGGGCGTTGTAGAGCCGGCCCTGAACGCCATCGGGACCGTGTTCGGTGGCATCGCCAGGGCCGTCGAGGGCCTCATCGGGTGGCTCGGAAAAATCAACTGGCCCGACCCGCCCGGTTGGATGAAATCGATCATCGACAAGGGCGGCGACATCCTCGGAGGGTTCGCGGACTGGGTCAAGAGCAACCCGGCCAGCGCGTCGCCCGCGCCGTCCAGCGGAGCTAAGCCGAACGTCCAGACTGCGAAGCCCCCGACGACAACCGCGTCGGCACCCCCAGGCGCGCCCACGGGAGCGAAGGCCGGGAACACGTTCCAGGACACGGACGGCGTCACATGGACCGCTGACGGATCCGGTGGCTGGGCGACCGGGACTCCGACAGGAACGCCAGCAGGAGGAGACCCTGGCATCACACCCCCGGACACGTCACCGTTCGGTTCGTACGGCCAATCCGCTGCGGCGGCCGGTTTCAACGCCGCAGGGAACGCAGCCACATCGGCCGGGTCAAGCATCTTCGCCGGTTTCGGTGGGGACAGTGGCGACGGTGGGTCAACGACTGCGGTGCCCGTGGGCACCACCGCTGGCGGTCCAACCAGCGGCGGCGCTAACGGCCCGTCCACTGGGGAGTGGGCGAACAACCCCAACAGGGCCCCGTCGCGGTCGTGGAAGGACAACAACCCGGGGAACATCATCTGGGGTCCGTTCGCGAAAAGGATGGGCGCAACAGGGCCCGATGCTGACGGCAGGTTCGCCGTGTTCCCCACGTATGAGGCGGGCCGCAACGCGCTGCGCACACTCCTGTCGGAGGGCCCGGACAGCACGGACTGGAAATACCGTGACCTGACAATCGCCGAAGCTCTCGCCCACTACGCGCCCGGCTTCGAGAACGACACGCAGAACTACATCGATCTCGTCACGAAGTTCACGGGCAAGCCGGCATCGACGAAGGTCGGATCACTCGACGAGGCCGGTCTCACCGGTCTCATGGACGCCATCCAACGCGTCGAGGGATGGAACCCGGCCGCTGCTACGGGCAGCCCCGCTGGCGGGACCGCTGCCAACACCGGCGACTATGGCCCGACCCAATACCCAACCCCGACAGCGGTCTCCACCTCGGCGTGGGGCAACCCGAACGCGGTATGGGAACAGCGACTGGCGAGGGTGAGCGCGCAGGGCCACTCGTTCCGTATCAACGAGAAAGTCGCGGACCGATTCGTCGGCCTCTTCAATGATCTCGGCAAGTACGGCTACAACATCCACGAGACCTTCATCAAACCCGGTGGTGCGAGCCTGGGTTTCATCCAGACGTACAACGTGCGCCACATCGCCAACGACGCATCCAAGGGATGGTCAAACCACTCGTTCGGTTTCGCCGCGGATATCAACCCAGATGTGAACCCGTACGGCGCCACGAAGTGGGACATCCCGACCCAGCTCGCGCACGGGCTCGCGAAGAAGTGGGGTCTGCGTTGGGGTGGTGACTACACCTCCAGCGCCAAGGACGCGATGCACTTTGAATACGCGGGATCCCCGGAGTCCCTCGGGTACAAGCCCATGGCTGACGGCGGCTACCTGAACGAGCCGACGGCCATCCTCGCAGGTGAGGCGGGCCCGGAGGCCATCCTCCCGTTGACGAACCCGCTGCGTATGGCGCAGGTGTTGAACGACCCGCGCGTGTTCATGCCGATCATGGACACGTTGATGCCGGGGTTCGACCCGGCGATGATGCCGGCCCTTGGTGCAGCGATGCCGGGCGTCATCGACCCGGCGATGATGCCTTTCGTCGCTGCGATGATGCCCGGGGTCATTCCTGGCGTTGACCCGCTCGCCGGTTCTGATGCCAGGATGATGCCGGGGTCGATCCCATCGGCTGCACCGGAAACGGTGTCGATCGGGACCGTTGTCATCGCCGACGGGGCAGTAGACGCAGGCCGGGGCGGGTTCGGTGGGTCAACCGGGAACCGTGGCGACGCAACGGGTCCGATCGTGGATGGCTCGGCTGGCAACGTCGTGTACTTCGACAACCTCATCGGCAACCTGCAAGTGGTCGGGTCGTCGATCAGTCCGGCGCAGGGCCGTGAGATCGCCCGCCTCATCTACACGCCGTTGCAGGAGATGGCGGCATCGAAGGGGCATGTGACGGTGAACGGCGGATGGCGGATTGATGCGCAGTGAGCGGCGCTGACTTCAGCGCGTTGAAGGTGGAGATGGCGATCGGGCTCGGGGCGATGGCCGCATCGACCGCCGCCCTGGTCCTCGAGATCGAAACCGAGACCGCGGGCACGAGCTCCGCGGCGTTGGGTACGGCGTCGATCGAGTCATCGTGGTCGGGGTCGTGGTTCACGATCGAGGCGATCCCGGGCGGGCAGATCGAGAACGGGGGCCTGTTCGCTGACGACACGGTGTCGGCGACGGATTGGGTGGACGTGTCCGCCTGGGTGACAGCGGTGTCGGTGCGGCACTCGAAACCGTCGCGGTTCGCTGGGTTCGATGCCCGCCAGTTGTCGCTCACGCTCACTGATGATGCGACGCGGCGGTGGGATCCGTTGAACCTGGCTGGCCCGTACGTGGCCGGCTCGACGTCCTTGTTGCGAGAGGGGCTCCGGGTCAGGGTCAGCTACACCAATCTCGGGACCGTGTACTGGCTGTTCACCGGGTGGGTGTCGTCGTGGCCGGTGTCGTTGAACACGTGGCCGGCTGGTGAAGTCTCGGTTGAGTGCCATGACTGGTTCGGGCTCCTGTCGCGTGCCGAGTCCGTCGCGCTCGGGGTCGCTATCGGCGCCGGCGAAACAGTCGATGCCCGCATTGGCCGGATCCTTGACCAGTACGGGGTGCCCACTGTTGAGCGTGACATCGGCGCGTCACTCGTGACGTGCCAGTCGACGGTGCTCGGCGACAACGTGCTCAGCGCGTTGCGTGCCGCGGCGGCGTCCGATGGTGGCGACATCTGGTGCGAACCGGACGGGCGGATCACGTTCCGGTCGTTCGCAGCGCAATGGGCCAGCGACCAGCGGAACCGGACGCAGTGGACCCTCACGAACACACCCACCGGTGCGGCGCTCGAGTGCGACTACGAACCGGAACCGGCCGTCAGCAACGATCTGCGGGACACGATCAGCGCGGTGCTGCTGCAACGTGTCGGTGGTGTCGAGCAGTCCGCAACGGACAGCGGCCTCCTGATCCTGTACGGCAACCGGATCACGAGCCGGACCGATCTCGTCAACGCAAACGACACCGACGTACTCACTCTCGCCGCGCAGATCGTCGCCACCCAACCGACGCTCCCGGTGCGGATCTCGCAAGCCACGATCCGCCCCGACATTCACACCGAAGCGTTGGCGATGGCCATCGGCGCCCGGTTATGGGACCGGGTCGCCGTGTCGCACACCCAAGTCACTGGTGGCGTCATCACCCGCGCCGGGCTGATCGTCGGTGTCGAGCACCGCATCGAAGGCGCGAACTGGGCGACCACCTACAGCCTGCAGGACTGCACAGGGCTGACCGTGTTCACGGTCGGCGAATCCGCGATCGAAGGCACCGACCTCATCGTCTAACCCAGGAGGAGGCCACCAGTGGCTGCACACACCGCCGTCGCGGGCGAACGACCCACCGCGGCCCAATGGAACGACTGGGTGTTCAAACGGGTCGTCGCTGACTGCACGTCATCGACCCGGCCGGCGTCACCGGTCGACATGCAACCGATCGGCGAAACCGACACCGACAAACTCCTCGTGTACGAAGCCGGCGCCGCGGCGTGGATCGAGCTCGGCAAGCTCGGCGCCTGGACCACGTACACCCCGACCTGGACATGTTCAGGGACCGCCCCCGCGATCGGGAACGGCACACTCTCGGGGCGCTACCAGCGGCTCTTCGGGCGCACCTACCTGGTCCAGATCTACCTGCTGGCCGGGTCAACGACAACGTTCGGGACTGGTGTCTGGTCGTTCGCTACCCCGGGCGGCCTGTCCACGGCGGCCGCGTACCCGGTTGGGGTCGGGCTGGCGTTGCTGGCGTCGATCTGGCCCGTCACACTGCTCGCGTCGGGGGTCACATTCCTGCCGTACACCGCAACGTCGTCAACAGACCCGCGCCTCGCCGCGGTCACTGTGACCTCACCCACAGCGTGGGCAAGCACGCACTATCTGGCCGCCTCGATCGTGTGGGAGTCCGCATCATGACAACCGAGGCCCCTGCCGAGACGCCGTCCGATCTGCAGGCAACGATCACCGAAACTGTCGCCGAAGCACTCGCCGCGACGCTCCCGCAACTCCTGTCCCAGCTTGTCGGGCAACTCACCGGCCGCCCCGCCGAAGAGACCCCGCCCGTGCCGACCGAACCCGTCCCGGACCCGGAACGCGAACAGGTGCTCGCCGCCGAGGCCGAAAAGGCCCGGTGGGATGCGATGCCCACAGACGAGCTCGCACCCCTCGAGTCCGCCGCCCGGGTGCAACGGTGGCGCGACGCCCACGCCGATCTGGTCGCCCGCAAGGGCGACATGGACATCCTCGCCGAACTCGAGGCGGACATGACACCGGCCGAACTCAAGGCCGCCAAGACCACGAGATGACCACCTCACCGTGGCTCACCGCGCTCGCCGCGCTCGGGGCCAGTTCGACCGGTGCCGCTCTCGTCGGGTGGCTCCGGGACCGCCGCAAGGTCCGTGCCGAGACCGCGAAGGTCGGTGCGGAGACCGTGAAGACCGGAGCGGAGACGGCCCAGGTGACCGCTGACGCGCACAAGATCGAAGCCGAAGCCGAAGCGATACGTGCCGGCGTGTCGCGTGACCTTGTCACCTCGATGCGTGACGAGCTCGCCCGTCTCGCCGCGAAAGTCACCGCCCTCGAGGCGCAAACCGCGGCGTGTGAACACCTCGAGGTACGCGCCCTCAGAGCTGAGAACGCCGGCATGCGCGCCCGGATCACCGAGAACACCGAACAACTCCGCACGAGCACAGGAGACGGCAGATGACACTCCCACGATGGCTGGTCGGGTCACGCAAGACGGCGGCCCGGCTGAAACGCACCGCGCTGCAGGTTGCCGCCGGTGGCGCGCTCGGCGGCCTGGTGACCGCGCTGTTCGTGGGTCGTGACGCTATTCCCGGCGCGGTTGGTGCCGCCCTCGCCGCGTTTGCTGCGGCGTGGGCGCAGAACACGCTCGAAGACACCGCGAAGATCAAGGACAGGCGCCCATGAGGCTGCTCGACCTCATCCGTGGGGAGGCGTGCCCTGGGGCTGTCGAACCCCAAGACCTGGACGAGGCCATGTACTCGGGCCCGTCCGGAGTACTCGGCCTCGCCGGCACCCAACGCATCCAGGCCGGGCTCCCGGCCCGCACCGCTGCGGCGTGGCGCGCCGTGGCCGCCCGCTTCCCCCGGATCAAAGGCCTCGGCGCGTGGGGCGACCGGTCGCACCAGGCGCGGAAGAGCTGCCACAACACCGGCCATGCGATCGATGCGATGACGACCGACCCGGCTGAACATGAAGCGATCGTCGCGTGGGCCCTCGCGAACCGTTCCCAACTCGGGATCACACTGATCATCTCCCGCCGGCGGAAGTGGTCGGCGGCGTCCGGTTGGAAGCCCCGCCCCTACCTCGGCACGTCACCGCACACCGACCACGTGCACATGTCGATCGACTGCGCCGGCTGATGGTCGATCCCTTCGCGCCGTTCGACGAGCACGGCCGGCCCATCGTTCACGCGTTCGACCATGGTGAAGCCGCCGGCCAGCTCGTCGTGAACCTGGCCCATCCGGACGGGAGTGACTCGCTGGTGCTCGACGGCCAGGACGCCACCGACTTCGAGGCCGACCTCGCGGTGTTCGTCCGGGCGTGGGCCGAGACTCGTTGGCCGACCCTCCACCAACTGGTGTGGGGATGACCCGCACCGAGCATTCGCCTCTCCTCGCGGTAGCGACCCCGGCCGAAGTCGACCGGCTCGCCGCGTGGGCCACCACGCACGCTGCGAAGATGACCACGGACATGACCCAGGGCCGCCCGGACCGTGCCGGCGCGTTGGTCCGCTACTACGACACGTTGTGTCGCGGCGTCGGGCTCGACACCGTGCTCGCCGTGTGCCAGACGTGGCACGAAACAGGGCTGTGGTCATCGTGGTGGTTCAAGGCCCCCAGGAGGAACCCCGCAGGGATCGGCGTCAACGGTGACGTCGAACCGGAACCCGTCGCCGGCCAGGCGTGGCAGCATCGGCCTGATGGGCAATGGGCGAAAGGCCGGGCGTACCCGTCCTACGCGACCGCAGCGATGGCGCACGTCCACGGCCTCGCGCTGTGGGCCGGGGCCGACCCCGCCGCCGTCGGCGCTCTCACCAAACGGAGCATCGAGGCCGGTGTCAGCCCCTACGCCCCGCCGGCCATCGCCCGGGGCTCGTGCACCGAATGGGCCCACCTCGGCCAGGCGCACAACCCCCGACACATCGGCTGGGCCTACAAGGGCGAGAGGTACGGGCAGGCGATGGCCAAGCTCGCCGAGCAGATCCTGACCTGACTCGCCCGTGCCCCCTCCGGTGCGACACGAGGGCCCGCGCTACGGCGCGGGCCCTCGTCGCGTCACCGGCGATCGGATCCGCCTAGCGCGGTCGACGGCCCGCATGGACGCGAAAGACCTCGAAACCCAATGGCGTCTTGACAACAATATGACGACATGTTACTCTGCGGCGCATGGATATCAATTTGTCGTCTGCGCTGACGACCGCCGAGGCCGCCGAGCGGGCCAAGGTCTCGCCCCGGACCTTGCAGCGATGGGCCCGAGAGGGCCGGATCAGGGCGTTCCGCGACCCAGCCGGCAACTATCGGTACGACCCCGCCGATTTCACGACCGAGCGGCTGCTCGTGCCGGTGACCCCGAAGGCGGTCGTCGCATGATCTCGAACGCCGGTAATCGGACTTACGGTGATCTGTCACACCGGGCGAAGCACGGTACCCACGCCGCCTACAAGGCCGGGTGCCGGTGCCAGAAATGCCGCGACGCGCACGCCGCGTACCGTAGGCACCGACGCACCCACCAAACCGCGGCACTGGCCGCCAACCCCGCTGGCGCCCCGCACGGCACCGCGTCCACCTACCAGAACCACGGGTGCCGATGTGCATCGTGCCGTGCTGCTGCCGTCGCAGCCGGCGCCCGCTGGCGGACCAACTCAGTGCGCACCAGCGCGGTGCCGTCATGCTGAAACCCGGCATCAGCGGCGGGCACTCCGCATCCGAACGTGCCATGCATCGCGCCCACATCGGCCGCACCGGTGCGACCGGCAGCATCGAAACCCGGCTCACCGAACTCCGCCTCCTCCACGACATCACGTCCACCGTTGACCCCACAACCGGGGCCCGCACCCTCACGATCGACGGGCACCACTACACCGGTGCCACCCTGACCGACTGCCTCGCGCTGGCAGGCATCGAATGAGCGACCGGCGCCCACCGGCCCCGTACCTGGTCCGGCTCCCGCACCAGTTCGGGACCGTGTGGCTCAACCCGCACCGCATCGACTGCATCAACATCGCCCACGGCGGCCGCACCAGCACCGTCACGATCCGGGCCCGCGAACAACGCATCAGCACACTCGACACCGTCAAACTCACCCCCGGGGACGCCGCCGCGCTCGTCGCCGAAATCTTCACACTCATCCGGGCCGACAAGGCCGACCAGTGACCGCCGACCAACTCGCCGTGTTCCTCGCCGTCACGCTCATCACACTCACCGTCATCACAATCGCAGCGCTCGGCTGGGCCCTGTGAAAACCACAACCGAAGGCCCCTACCTCCGCAGGGTCACCGTCCGCCGACACCACGACCAGCAGGTCGTGACGTGGCGGTGCGCCGCCGAAGCCCACCACGAAATCGCCGCTGTGACGTGACCGGGTGGCCTGCGACCACCGGGAGGGAAGACCGGCCCGCAGGCCACCCGGCGACGCCACACACGCGTCACCGCCCCCACCGGACCAACGGCAGGGGCGGCACCAAAACCCGAGAACAACTCCGAGAACAAGAACAGGATACCCAGTGCCCGACCCAGACCTCTTGACGATCACCCACACCGACCGCGACGCCCTCCACCGGGCCGCCGCAGTGATCGGCCGCATCGTCGCCGCGTACGACGCCGCCACCACACCGATCGTCGCCCCGCTCACCGGGACCGCCACCCTCACCGGCGACCTCGCCACCCAACTCGTCCCCGCGACGAAACCCGCCCACAGCAAAGGCAAGCCCTACACCCCCGCCCAACGCGAACGCGCCCTCGCCAAAATCCGCAAACACACCCGCCGCAAACACAAGCACCCCATCGCCGCCACCGCCACCGAAACCGGCATCCCCCACAAAACCCTCATACGATTCGCCCGCGACGCCGGACTGGTCAAGTAATGGCCGCCACCAAGATCGTCGACTGCACAACCCAAGCCCAGGTCGACGCCGCGACCAGCGCCGGCCACATCGCAAAGGTCACCGCCGGCCACTACGAAGTTTCCGGCTCGGCCAGCGTGCGCGCGTCCGGCTCGGCCAGCGTGCGCGCGTTCGGCTCGGCCAGCGTGAGCGCGTCCGGCTCGGCCAGCGTGAGCGCGTTCGGCTCGGCCATCGCGACGCCGATGCACACGGCGAATACAGGC